CTCATATGGGCGAGTCATGTGTAGGACAATCAGTGGCTGTAGTAGGCTCTTAGCTGCTAAATTCGAATCCAAATCAGATAAATAAAACAGTCTTCCAGAAGCGTCTTCCCTCACACCCTTCGCTTTCTTGAGTTCTATCTTATCACAGGCTTTCACAACCCCCAAACGTAAAGGCTCGTCAGAATACAAATGTCGCAAATTTTCCTCAAATGCCTCCTTCAACTTTGGGGACATCTCGAAAACACCTTCTCGAACTTCTTTAAAAGCAGTTGCATTAGTCAACCCCAAAACCTTTTTGGGCGACAATCCAATAGATTTACGATTGTCGCGCGGATTCATACACGCATTAGTCACATCGCCACAAACAGTACGATAGAGGTCTAGAGGGGTCGACAATGGAAAAACGCTGATATCGTTCAACATACCTTCGATAGCATTCATAATGTGATCATGGGGGAAAACTCCTCCCTTCCCCATAAATCGCAACCTTTTCAAACATGGACTCTTCCAAACTCCATTAACACATACGGCTTTTCCCAAATGAGGTAATGAATATTCGGGACATTCTGGGAAAACACTCTTAAGAGGAGTCTCTGCTATGGTACCTTTCATCTGATCGGCAAATGGCAGATGATACAATGGAAGTGCATCATGAAATTCCAAACGATCTTCAAACTGTTCGAATTTTCCAGCATCCGAATTAGGGGAAACTCCGGGTTTTAACATCCCCTCTTTCTCATACACCTCAATTATTGGAGGCATGCTGTCTGAGAACATAGGTACTTCAACACCACGACTCTCGATCTCACGTTTAGCCAGGTTGAAGTCCGCCAAACTCACGTACGCCCCCACTTTTAAACCACTCTCATAGCGACCTTTATGGATCCCTATGAAAGCTCCGTCAACCGAGACAATTGGGGCACCACAGTCGCCTTCCTTGGTTACTGCATCATAAATTGGACCATGTGTTCCGGGACGAGCTACTACGGTTTGGTTTAAAATAGCCACAGACATCGTTCCCTTGAGTCGTGTATGTGGCAGCTTCGAATAAGCTATATCAATCACTGCCGGGAAACCTGGTATGAAATAATAGACAACGTCCTCTGCCTCATTAAAACTAGCAAAACGCGGATCATAGGAAAATTTCCCATCGCGATTCCCAGAATGAGATATCGAACAGACGTCTCCTTTTACAGTTCCTTTGAAGGCATGTGCACAAGTCACAAAGACCTGATGTGTTATGAACACTACATACATCTCACATTTAGATGCCTTGATGCGAGCTAAAACGGGTTGGTGGGCTATACCACACCAAGGTGTTATCTTATC